CATAATCAAATGAGGATACAATGAGTTCAAGTCAAAAGAAACAACCCACTTGTGCATACCAATCATTGGATCTTTAACATAAGCACCCTCAAACTGAGCATCTTTACCAGAGTATGCCTTTGCTGGAATCACAATACCTTTCTTACGCAGGTGATTGTAAATGATAGTGTCCCACATACGGACTTGTGAGTAAACATCTTCAGGATTAATCTTTGCATTGTATGCCATGGTAAGATGCAACTCAAGCAGGCGCATCTTGTCTTCTAGTTTGTCAACCAACTCCACGTCATGAATGTTATACTCTACGAAATCAGTCCAGTAGTTTGTATAAAAGTCTTTGAAGTCATTTCCTGGATTCTCTTTCTTTGCATCACCGAGTTCTTCACCAGCGATGTAATCCAAACGATATGACTCTTGTGTAGTATATGTATATTTCTTGTAAAGTTCGAGATAGTCCAGCTGAGAAATACCTAGAATGTCATAGTGAATCTCTTCGTTACCTTTGATGAATGTCTTACGTTGATTAACATAACCCCAAGGACTAATCTTGTTGGCAAATGTTTCACCCAACTCTCGCTGAATGCGATGAATCAAGTAGACATTATCAAAGAAGTCAGTGTTCCATCCAGTGATGACATCTGGATAATTACCTTGCCACCAAATCATAAACTCTTTGAGCATGTGCTGTTCGTCACGACAGTTGATCATCGTAACATCTGGACGAGTAGAATTATACTCACCATACTTCGTTTGAGCAAAAGTAATAACCTTCTTGGATTGAAGATCCTTAATCGTGATTAGCAGAACCTCTTCATTGGCAGACTTAATATCTGGGAATCCATTCTCAGTTTCAGTCTCAATGTCAATGGTGTAAACTTTAATCTGTTCCATATCCCAGTTGACATCGTCTTCGTAGGTGTCACTGATATATTGATATGCGTAATTGGTATTACCGTAAACAGGGAAACCTTCAACACCTTCGTAGCGTTTGATGAAGTCTCGAGTCTCACGGATACCTCCAGGTTTTATTTCATCAACGAATGTATCTTCCAGAGTCTTCCATTTCGATTCGACTTTAGAAGTGACAAAAAGCGTAGGATAGAAATCTACCTTACGCTGATATGCTCTGCCATTTTGATATCCCCTAACGAGGATCTTGTCGCCCACTGGGTGGACGCTAGTATAAAATTCCATTAAACTTGTTTTCCATACATAAGTTGCATTGCGTCAAGTGCGCAGTCGTGAACAGGATGATGCTTGATGACTTCGTGTCGTTTGAAGAGAGGATGATCCACTTCTACATAGCCATTCGTGGTTCCAAACATAATGTCAACTGCAGTTCTGACATCTCTCCACATATTATACCCTGTAATCTCTTGCAAGCCAAATTTAACTGCCAATGAATCAATGGATAATTGATCAAGTGAACCTCGTGCCCACATTGTTTGTTTATCAGCATTTGGGAATTGCTTCATATAATCATAGAACATTTGCATTCCATCTTTTACATTCATGTCATCAGAAGATGGATCCAAAGATACTTTACGAACATACTCATGTTGATCTTTCCACCATCCCAAAGTAGATTGTGAAGCAGAACGACCAGCCTTCAATTGTTCCTTGACATCGAACTTTACAAAACATGCATTGTCCAATAAGTCTTGATAGGTTGGTCGTTTCTCTGGATCAAAGTGAACCATAGCTGCAGAGAGAATCACACAGTTGGATTCTACTCCCAGCGTTTCAACATCGAACATGAACATCAGAATCCTCTGCCTTGTCCCTCTTTGGTGAAGAATGCATTAATCTTTTGGTCTTTAGTCCAACCATTAGTATAATCATTATCTTCATCACAAAGAGCCAGTGCTTCATCTTCAGTCATAACACGATGACTAGTAATAACTTCTTGGAGTGCCAATTGAGAAAACTCTTTAGCATCTTCCATTGTCACATCATCCATGGCATACTCTGGATTAGTTGCTGGTGCTTCGACCATGTAACGCATACGATAAGACATAATTGCTTCGACCAGTACCCACACCGAACCTTCTTTGAGTTTAGATGGTTTCTCCAACTCTTCAATACGAGCAGTCAATACACTAACAGCAGTATTGAAGTGACCAGTACCCTCAATGTAAGGATCGTAACGATCAAGTAACACTTGTCGCTCTTGTTTCAACATATCAATATATTCTTTACTCATTAATCATCTCCTTAGTTAAAGCCAGCGAGTTCTTCAATGCCTTTTCAGCAACTCGCAATCCATATTCCATCTCATTCTTTTGTGCTTTCAATACATCTATCTCACGATAGTTCTTTTGACACTGGTCATATAATTCTGTTGTATCTTTCTTAAGTTTCTCAACCCAAGTATTTACTTTATGAATAGTAACCCATGTTCCATCTGCTAGTTTAGTATGTCCATCACGAATACGAAATTCATCAGTCCATCTTTCGGTTAGTTTATAACTTGGCATTGGTTCAAACAGAAACAATTCTTGTTGTTCCAGTTTTTGTAAAAGAACATCAAAGTTCTTTTCCATATTTTCTTTACCGTAAAACATTATTCTTCTTCCTCATCTTCATCAGACTGATAGACTTCTTCTTTACCAACCATTGCTGCATGGATATCACAGAGAGTTGTATGCCAGCCATCAGTGTATGTTTTTCCTGGAGCACCACACATTTCACATGTACGATAACTCATACTCTCAGCAAACGAAATAAAGTCATAGTGTTTATTGGTTGCTGCTTGAACATAGAATCGAAGTCCACCGAACTTCTCTTTCACTTGAACAGCGACTGGAACCTTGCTGGCTTCTTCATCCATAATTTGTTTACGGAGATCTATCTCACCTTGCGTGATAGTATCACCAGAGCCACCATACATCTTCTGTCCAACTTTATCTTTGATAAAGTCATAACGACTCTTGGCTGAATAGTATTCACTACACAATTTACCGCAGAGAACATCGATGATGTTATACCAACCATCACCACACTCAAGTCCCCAGCACATGGCGGTGGTTCGCATATCCGCATTACGATCTTTAAAGATCAGCGGATATTTTGCACAGAGTGCTTCGTCTAATTCTTTTCTCACGATAATTCCCTACTCATTTGTACCTGCCAAAACTTATACAAGTCCTCATATGCTTTAAGCACTTCATCGGGTAACTTACTACCCTTAGCAATTTCTGCTTCAATTGCTCTTCCAAGTGCACGAGCCAATCTAATTTCTTCAATATCAAACATATCAACTCCAAGTCCTATGGTCTTCTGCTACATGCTCAAGTCCATCGTATTCGTGGATGTGCCACTTGACATCATCTGGAATTTCCACGATGGCAATATCTGCTGCCCAACTGTTTGCTTCTTTACCCATCTCTTCGATCACTGCGATCAAATCTGGATCTGCACGATCTTGAGTCATATCATAATCACTTAGGTAGTGTTCATCATTACCAGAGTATCCTGCTTCATAATATGTAGCACCGATAAATGAACGACCTTCTTCTGGTTCGACTCTATCGAATGCAATACCCTTACGATCCAATAACTTCTCAAACGCTTCATTTGAGATACCGAATCCACCAAAACATCTATTGATTGCTACTTTCATTTTATTACCTTTGAGTTGTCTGCAACATCTTTGTCATCACGCAGTTCAATGAACACTGGAAGGAATAGAGATTCTTCTCCATTTTTGTTCTTGATTCTAGCATTATACTTCACTGCCACGATTTTGTCAACTAAATTTTCTTTCCAATATTGCTTTCGTTGTGCATCATTGAAACCAGATCCTACATTTACCTTTACAATTCCATCTGCTGATTCGCAGATAATTGCACCAAGCATACCTACTGCCTTACCCTTACCTTCTTCGACTGCAACAATCTTCAGATCGCATTCCAACTCACCTTTAAATTTAATTTGCGTCTTGCTGCGTTTATCTTCCCAAACTCCAGCACCATCTTTAAGAATGATACCTTCGTGACCAAGAGACAGATAGTTTTGGAAAATGCTTTGAGCATCTTCGATTGTTTGCACAATCTCGCTTGAGACAATCCAAATCTTTTTACCTTCTGACTTCTGTTTGTTTACAATCTGTTCTAAAGTTGAGAATCGTTTTGCATACGGAGTTGAACATAGCCCATCAGTGAAGTATGCGTAAGGAATTAAATCCCAAACAGAAGCATGCACCAGTGCTGCTTGTTCAGCAGAGATAGTACCTTTGTTTGCTTTGTTTAGAATACCATTACCAGTTTGACGATCTGCGAACTGATGATCGTCTTCCAGCATTACCAACAACTCCCCATCAAATACGCAATCAACATCACCTGCCAGTGCAGCAAATTCTTTCTCTAGATTACCCAGTAGGTGAATCTGCTTACCATTTCGACTACGGAATTCTACTTTGCCACTACGAACGATAGCATTGAATCGCATACCATCCATCTTCATCTGAGCATAGGCTGGGAACTTAATCTTGTCAACCAACTTCTGTTCGAATGGTGAGCACAACATGCATGGGTACTCAGGAATCAAACCAGACCAAACTTTATTAGCAGTTGATACATCAACACCACAGTTTAGATCTTTCTGGATGATTCGTTCAATCACTTTAGCATCATCAGCATCAAGAGAAGATAAAACATTTTTAAGGAAATCAATTGCAGCATGCCCTGTCACTTCTCTACTTGAAAGACTATACAACTGTCCCATAGCAAAGCCAAGAGTCATCGTATTGAATTTTGGATCTCGGCTGTACGCAGGAATCTTACGCTGATAGAATTGAGTAAATGGATCTAGTGCTAGCCGAATTACCTCACGCAGAGTTTCGTTATCGCTCTGTGCGTTTAATTGGTCGATCTT